GCAATAGGTGTAGCAGCCTCCATAGCTGCTTGAATGATGGCTTGACCAGCCATAGACGATGCACCAATACCACGAGCAGCCATTTGAGCGTTAGCGGCTCGCATAGCACCAGCAGCCCACGGTGGAGGATTGCCAGCATCAAACTGAGCCATCATCTTATTAAGCTGACCACTCGTTGTCATTTCATCAGTGACAACACCTTGCTCTGCTTTATTCTGATTGAGAACAGCATCAACCTTCGATTGGTTAACAGAGCTTCCGTCAATCATTTCACCAGCTTGCTGCGTGCGATTGGCAGCAGTTGCCATCGTGGCAGAACCTGTAGCAGCGCCAGCGAAAGCACCCTTAGACAATTGTCCTTGTTGTGCATTCACCATTGCATTCTGACCAACACCACCTTGAGCAGCATTAACACCATTCAATTGTTGCTGTAGCGCTGGAGTGCCTTGGGCAGCATTCATCGTGGCTGCGTTGCCTGCAGAAGCTCCACCAGCTTGTGCGGCGTTTAGCGGCGTAAACGGCGTAACTTGTGCGGCGTTTAATGCAGGGATGCCACTGGTTGACAGAAACTGTCCAGCACTGGTTGCAATCTGTTCAGCTGTGACAGATGGTGCAGAACCGACAATGGGTTTGCCGCCAACGTCTGTGAAGCTGCCGTAGCGTGCTGAGTCGAGATTGGTGCCAGTTGGTGTAGCTGTTACAGCACCTTTGTTGACAGTGCTGCCATCTACGCTTTGATCAATGTCGTTGCGAATGTTAGGTTTATATGGAGCTTCGATGTTTTGACGATTGGTGATATTCATCATCGTCGGTTCGTCGGGACGATCAGCACCTTTGTTCTGCCAATTAGCGTCATAGCCCATTGCACGAACTTGTTCGGTGGAGAATTGTTTACCGTTAACATCGCGCCATTGATCTTGCAGTTCGTCTTGTTGGAACTTGGGAGGCTTGTTAGCACTGGGTTGAGGCGGCGGCATGTCTTGAGCAATGCCGACATTCTGTTCAACCATGCCACCAGCAGCATATTTACGTTGCTTCACCAATCCACCACTGTTAAATCGCTTAATGTATTCGTCAGTGACGGAGCTATACTTCGCAGCCAGTTCAGGACTACTACGAAGGAAGTCGTCAAAGCCTTGCATTGGACCGTCATAGCCTAGCTTACGGGCAATGACAGATCGTTGTTTGTCGGTGAATTTACTCATAGAATATTATTATCTCACAATAATGCAGCTTCGGCTGCGCGGCGACGAACTAGCCCTGGCAGCACTTTGCCACCGCCTCTGTTCCATTTAACTATCTCAGCTTTAGCGCCTTCCCAATCTTCATCGTTAATTCGCTTACGAAGCGTTGAAGCTCTGTAGCGTGACGCTCCTAGATTGAAAACGAATGACGTAATAGCAGCAAGACGTTCTGGATATTTAGCTAATACAGGACTAAGTTTCAGAGCCTCTGACATATAGACAGGAAGCTCTCGCATCAGAATAGCGTCAGCCATCTCTTTAGTGATTGGCGGCACATTCATGTTAGGCACTACGATACCCCATCCCTGCGTTGGAACGCCAGCAGGACAGATGTATGGAGCAATTAAACCGTTTGGTAGACGCTTATGGCATCCCTCAAACGGTTTAATCAATTTGTCAGCACATAGTGTTAGTGCTTCGTCGTAATTCATCGGTGACTACGATCCCATACCCGGCCAACAAAATAAAAGCCGAGAATCATTGACAACATTGCAGCATCATCAGGTGTCCAGTTTGTCAACATCACCAGTCTCCAGTCACCGTTTGCTTCGTAAGCCATGCTGAGTGTTGCAATCTTATGCAAGCTGTAAAGCGCCACAATCCAATACGTCACCAGCGGACGTACAAGAGCCGACAACGCTGCAACAAACCAACCAGCGCTACGAGCAGTTTCGCCTTGCTCTTGAATGGCAACGCCAATAGCGCTAAGCTCTGACATTGAAATGTTGGCTTCAACTTTGTGCATTTCAATTTCACCACGCACTTTAGCGAATTCCATCTCTTTGTTGAGCATTGCCAACTCGTGCGAGCGTTCGCCTTTTCGGTCGAAGAACTTAAACGCTTCTGGAGCGAGACGAAGTAATCCGCCGAAGATGCCACCCAATAGTGATTCAGCAATCATCACCAGCTCCCAATAACACCAACAATCAACGCACCGACAATGCCGCCGATGCAAGTGTATTCAAAGTCTTTATGATCGACAGTACCATGCCCTTTAGCATCCCACAGATATTCTTTAGCATAGCCTGCAATAGTGGCGGCAATTACACCGAACGACATTGAAGCAGCGACGTTTCCTTTGAGGAAATAGAACGACACCATCGTCACAGCAGCAGCGATGATGGCACCAATAATGAAATGTAGTTTCAAATCTTTACGCATCAGATGCCTCCGCTCTTTGCCCACAGGTTGATAACACCGACAACAACTGTCGTAATCAACACCCACACCAATTTATTCAGATTGGTGGAGATGGCGTGCAACTCCTTCTGAATGTTGATTTGAGCTTGTTCTAGTAGTGCCACGCGTTTGTCTAGTTCGTAAAATCTGGATTCGCCTTCGTTGCTCATTGAATCCTCCGTCCTAGACGAGCGCAAACGCTCTCCAGCAGTTCTAAATCATACAGGTGAGGGGAAGGTAGCCTAATCATGTCTGCAACAGCCTCTGAGCAGAAATACTTGTTAATGCTGCCGCGAATACGACGCCACACAAATCCAAACAAACCAAACGTGTCATACTTCTTATTGTGATGACGTTCAAACCACATTACCACTTCTGCAGGAGAAACGTCAGGGATTTCGTAGATGCGCCATTTGGTGGAAGGTAACAACATTCGCTTTTGTCGAACGCCACCATCCATAAACGAAGCGCTGGTGCAGGAATACCAGAGGTCAGTCCACTCATGTGACACTTCGCAATGAGCGCTATCACCACCACGAAACCATGTGACGAGACGACTGAACAAACGGTCGTCGTTGTAACGGAAAGCCACTCTAATCATGGCATCGTCGCAATCAATGTGCCGTCGGGTTGTACAGTGACGCGAAGTTGTGTGACGATGAGTTTGTCAAGCTGCTCTGAAGGGGTGCCTGTGGCTGTTGGAGCATCCGATGGTTTAAACGTCTTAGCCAACCATTCGTTAATGAGAGGGAGGCACTTGCTCACAAACCACTCCTTAATACTCCCACCGTGCTGACGCATGTCAAGTTCCCAATCCATACTTGTCAGGCTGACAGCAGTCCAACCGGCACCATCTTTGATGAAGATTGACACAAACCTCATTTCACCAGTGTCAGTAACTTTGACGCCCCATTCGATGCCACGGTCAATCCTCATGAAGTCAAAAACAGGAGTGAACGTAATTGCTGCTGTTTTGCGTACTGTCATATTATTCCTTAAACAATTGCCGCTGCAGCGACAAACAATTCGTCAATCTCAACCTCAGTGAGACTAAGAGCAGGACCAAGCTGTGACACAAGTCCGTTGTGTCGTTGCACTTCACCGCTGTATTCCCAAGCAATGCGTGCTTGAGTTTTATCAGGCTCACTCATTCCGTTGATTGCAGTTTCGACGTCATCCAGCTTACCAACACTGTGTAAAGCCAGTCGAGCTTGACGCATGGTGACGGACGCAGGTACAGCCGCTGAAGGAGATGTCCACACGCCATTAACAAGACGATGACCGGGACCAACAACGAGATTGGTTACGTCAACCCAAACACCAGGAATAGATGGTGTAGTTTCTTGTTCAACGACGTTGAGACAGACGTTATCAAACACCAGAGCAAACCTACTCACAGCAGGTACTCCTCAATGATGATGATGCCGCCTGCGCCATTGCCGCCGTTGCCGCAAACACCGGATGGGTTGCCACCACCGCCGCCGCCACCAGCACCATAGCTAGTGGCTGCAGCGTTAGCGCCTGCTAGCAGACCGTTGCCACCGGCACCACCGATGCCGAAAAAGCTACTGCCACCACCGCCACCGCCGCTAGCCGAGCCGGCAACAATGCCGCCTTGAGCGGTCGTTGAGCCACCAGTTGTAATACCTATACCACCGCCAGCATTGCCGACCGAAGGGCCAGCCCCGCCACCATCGCCACCGTTACCACCGGGGGTGGTTCCTGTATCAACCGTTGTAGCGCCGCTAGAAGTACCAGCGCTACCTGCGTTTACTGCGGCAGCGCCAACGGCACCAGTACCTCCACCAGCAGTCATCGGGCCAAGGCGAGTCGTACCGCCGCCAGCACCAGCACCAGCACTTGTTGCACCAGCACCAGCACCGCCAACTTCGTAAAGCTGAGACAGAGTTAACCTCAACCGTTGCTGCCTCATCGCACCGCTACCACCACCGCCAGCGCCGCCCGTAGTTGAATCATTACGACGCCCACCGCCACCACCGCCACCGACAATGGTGACAAGCTGATATGTGTTAGCGGTTGGGGTGTAAGTGCCCGTGCCAGTGGTATAGGTCACTGTACGGAATGGCCTGCCGCCTGAGAAAAACTGAGAGAGTGAAGACATTGTTTCCTTAACCTAAACTTAGAAGCCAACCGCGAGTGACATCGCTAGCTTTAACGCCAATAATCACTGGTGATGGATTGTCGATGTTGCAATCTTCGGCAAGCGACATAATGTTGTTACCGTTGCGAGCAATCACGTTGTCGGTGCGGCCGTTGGCATTCGTAATCTTGTATTCACCAGCAAGCGTTGCAGGACAAGTGACAGTGGTGGCAGCAGCGTTTATCAACACATAATGATTGCGACTAACTGCAGTGACAGAAGTGCCGCTGACATAAGTGATAGGGAAGTCTACATAGTCTTTAGTAGCGGCGTCAGTGGATGCTGTAGGAGCACCCATATTGGTGACGCGAAAGCCACCCATGTTCAGATTACCCAACACAGGCAATCCACCAATCACTGCGGTGATGGCGTCGTCTACATACCCTTTAGTGGCACCGTCAGTGTTCAACGTAGGTGTAGCTACATTGGACAACACAGCATTGGTGAAATTAACAGTGCCGCCGATGACGACGTTATCGAACGTTGCAGTGCCGAGTACGTTGGTGACAGTGAGGCTAGTAACTGTTAGGCTAGCAGCGGTGATGCTGTTGCTAACCAATGAGCCAGCAAACCACGCATCTTTGAAGCGTGCTGACGTACTACCAAGATCAACATCGTTCGTGGTAACCGGGCTAAAGAAGCCATCACCGAATCGCACTTGCTCTACCGGAGCCGCACCAACTTCAGCAAATACACCGATGCGATTGTTGCCGGTGTCTACAGCAACTTTGTTGTTACCATCAGCATCAGCCAACGTAGCAACGTTACTACCACCACCAGTGGTGCCATCGTGAGAGTGACCAGTGACAAGTGCCATTGCGTCACGAATAGCGTTGAATTCATTGTTGAGTGGTGCAGCCCTTACAACTTCACCAGAAACAATGTCTGCCGCTGATTGTCTAACATATCCTGTTGCCAAAACTTATCTCCTGTCGTCGGGGGTGTACAAAATAACTAAGCCTTGAATTACGTGGCTAGGGTTGGTGTCGAATGCAACATACCTCAACGAGATTGAGAAACCACTACCTTCGATGTTGGTCTTCACAACTGGTGAAGGATTGCCATCGTATCGAGCAGTGGCGTCGTAAGTAGCTTCGTTGAAGAACGCTGCAGCCCCTTCAGTGGTTAAAGCGTAATTAGTGGGATTGAGTGTTGCAGCACCAGTGTCTTCAAAGTTATACTTGACACCCACAGCAATGTCCACATTTCCGTTGGCACGCATGAACGTAGACACTGAGTAAAAATGCTTACGAAGCACAGGGTCTTCAAAGTAGTGATATGGGGTTTGATAGACAGACAGAATAGATCGTCCGTCGAAGTTGCTGCCAACTTCCTGTTCAAACACCTTACCATCAACGCCACCGTGTAGCACAAGCTCGTTCAATCCAATATAGCCACTAGTAGCGCAGCTAGCTTGGAAGTCATTCAACACAGAATATTCAAAGCCTGTAGTCTGTAACGTCTGTCGCATTGCACCCAAGATGCCGACGATAGACTGACTGTTGTTAAGTAGACGGAATTGTGTTTTGTCGTTTACAGTGACAGCAGTGAATGCTTCAGGTTGAACATCACCGTCAACAATATCAGCAATAAGCGCCACCATTCTGTCTTTGATTTGAGGCGACAATAGAGACAATTCAACGTCACCAATCCTGGCAGTGCCGCTAATAGGTCTGAAACCATCACGCGACAGGAAGATGAGGTTACCAGCAACTTCGACAACGCTATCTGGAGCTACACAGCCTAGATTGGTGGTGACATCCTTTAGCTCGAAGTTGGCTAAGTTGGTGCCAACAACCTTCTTAATCTTGTTCTTACCGAATACATATAGCTCGTCACGAAACGCTTTAATCTGAACAATATCAAAGCCGACGTTAATAACACCTGAACCATTCGCAGGGCTAAAATCAGTTTCGTTTAGTGGTGCTGAGAAATACAGATTGTAAGGTTGTGTAGCTCCACCGTCTAGGAATAGATGACTACCAAACGATGTAACATATCGTGGTGCTGTAGGTGCTAGAGAATGGTTGATACGAGTGCATGTAGCACCATCGTACACTTGAGCGAAATTAACACCATCAACAAACACCAGTTTGTCAGTGCCCCAGCGTAAATTGACATGTCTCACTTTCTTAATACCAGCATCAACGATGGACGCGTGTACAGCAACAACAACCCAAGCGCTACCGTTCCAACGATAGAAATATTCGTTAGTGGTGCCATTCTCACGCCAAGCATAAACACCTGTTGACAGAGCTTCATTAACAGCAACACCCAACACAGGACCAGTGCCGGGGACAGTGCCGTAGTTGTTGGCATAGCCGTTAATGCGACGATACCCGCCGTTGACAGCAGGCTCGTAATTAACCAATACTAGAGCACCACCAGGGGTTTGTTCAGCCTGAGTAAATACATCATAGCCTGTAACAATACCACCAAGCAGTCCTACTTTGTATGCATTAATCTTATCAGCCATTGCTTACTTTCGGCCCTGAATTAGTGTAAGCACTCCGACGCACTGCGCCACTACGCATGTATTGAACGCTGCTACCAATCAGCATTGTTCGCATACGAGTGATGGCTTTATCAAACTTCTCTTTAGCCATAGCTGCAGCTTGTTCGTTGCTACGGAACATATAGGCGTAATAGATTGCTCCGTCAATAATGACCGACCTGTAGCGTTCTGGAATAGATGGTACGTCAGTGAACAGTTCCAAGTCAGCAGGGACTCGGAAGTATTCATAGACGATTTCGTATTCCTGATCTGGCACAGGAACAACACCGTATTCAAGACCAGTGGTGAGAAACACCATTGCAGGGCAGCGACGTTCACCAGCGTCTGTATCATATTCTTGATCGACGTAGCTATTCAGATAGTCATCATAGTCAATTAGCTTTAGCTTAACGGTTTCGTTACCGAAAGTGGTGTCTTCCTTGATGCGGAATGTCTCAGGATTGACAAAGGCTGCATCCACTGGAAATGGATAACGAGTGACACCGGGCGTTAGAGTTTCTTCAACGAGTGAATGATTGAAGGGCCATTCATAATGGGTGTAATTGATGTCACGAATAGCAGAGTTTACAGCGTCTTTAATATGATTCTGAAACCCTTTAACGCTTGTGAAGTTGTCCTGAGACAATTCCACTTCGTTAAGTCTGCGACATGCTTCGTTCACGAGGTCTAGATAGTTGTATGCCATTATGATGCCTTTGCTCTGATCTGGATAATGCGGGTTTCGCTAGCACCGTCTGATGGAACAATGGTGCAATAGATTTTGTAATCAATGTTGTTGTTGCCACCAGTGAGATAGATCGTTGCCACTGTTGGCGTATTGGTGACACCGGCGCAAGTGAGGTTATCCACTTCAGTGATGGGGTTGAACGAAACAATCCCCGACGACGTGTTAATCTGCCAATTAACGCTGACAATGGTTCTACCATTAAGCCAACGTCGCCAGTCAACAGAATAGTCAACAGCTTGAGGATTGTTTAGATTGTGTTGAGGCCAGCGGAATGCCATGATTATATTGTCGTTTCAAGCTCGTAAGGAATGTACACAGTGCGATGTGACGCAATCGTCGGCGGCGTCGGAGACGATCTGGCTGTGAC